CGACTGCCCCAATGGTCGATGATTGGATCGGCGGCAGGAGTTCTGATTTCACGCGTAAGTTCATGCTAAGTGATCCGTTTGGGCTGACTAGCGCTTCTGTGCGTTCGTATGGTTTCCTCAAGACGCAAGTCAAGGTCAAAGTTAAACGAAGCTTCGCACTCGAAGAGAATTATGGTCAAACTGTATTGGCTAGTCCTCCTGACTACAACGCGATGCTCGGACCTTGGAGTAAGACATTTTTACGAAATGTTCGCTTGGGCTGTCGCACCGGTGTGTTCTTGGATTCAGGCTACTCTGATGCTGATCTTGCTAGGGGGCTCCGTGATTGTGGAGCCTTTGCTCGTTTCTTGAATGAGAATTATCAGGCAGATGTTAAGCGTCAAGACACTAGTCACACACCTGTGACTTTGCGTGTCTTCCGATTGGCTCTGGAACATTTTGGTGTCCCAGCCGAGTTGGCTGAGCTTTATGAGCGTCAATCCACTTTCTATCGTTATCGTTCTCTGCATTCCGGACTTTATGATGGCCAAGCTGAGAACAACCTTGGTTCTGGTGATCCTTTTACTCTCATCCGCAACATTTTTGAAGTGCTAACCGTCATGGTTGAGCGTTTCGGTGTTGTAGGTTTGAGTACTTCCACATTAGTCGTGAAAGGAGATGACTATATCAGCGATACGATATTGCCACTGTTGCCTGTCTCTGTATCAGAGATTAGGGCGACACAACTTACCGAGGACTTTAATAAGCCACCTTATCATGCAGGGAGGTTCTTTCTCGAGGCTTCGATTGTTCCTGACCCTGTCAGAATGATATGCAAAGCTATGACAAAGCCAGCCAAGGACATGGATCGTGTCAATCAACTAGCGGAAGCTTTCTATGATCGTTATGTAGCGCTGTCTGAATCTGATCTCAATTATTTGAAACATGCTGTTCGCGAGGCTTATTCCGACTTCGAACCCAGCTTGTTAGATTGTGTACTTGAACTTTATCTCGCTATGCGAGAACGTTCATTGTTTTATGATCTGGTTCAAGCTGAAAATCATGGCAAACGACTTGTTGTCCAGCAAAAAGAGACTGATTGTGCTGCTTATGCTATTTCATTCTTTACAGATAATGCTAGCGTCATCGAGGCTGCTCGCAATGAGTCAGTCGATGAAATTGAATTGCTTTGTATTCAGTTTCAAATTCCAGTCTATCGGGTGAAGGATAGGCCAAATGATCTCAGCAAGCGAGGTGTTTGGCTTAGCGAAAATCATGCGTGGGCTGTTATTGATTTGGAAGAATTTTCTTCCTAGGAGTATAGGAGTTTGTTTGATTCCTTTACTTGGGTATTTCATAGAGCGAGGCAGGGCGATATTTCGCGCTTAACCACTTTATGAAATTATACATTATTCACATGTTTTGTTAAGACACAATTTAACTCATAACTGGTTTACAACCAGGATAAATATTTGTTGCAAGCGGAGTTTATACAACTTTTTCTTTCCGTTAGGAAGTGCTCTTTTGAGCTGTTGCAAAGAACCCAAAGGGTTGCTTTGCAAATTTCTATTGAATTTCTTAGGATTTTCTTTAGTTTCTTTCTAAAAAAAAAA